GGCGTGGCGTCGCATGGGTGCGCTACGAGCCACACGTCCGCGCGCAGGAACTCGGCATGCCCGAGGACGGCCCGCAGATCACCGAGGACGTCGACGAGGACGGCAACCTGCCCGAGCCTGCAAACGTGCCGGAGGAGATCGAGTACGAGTGCGCGCCGGTCGACTATGTGCACTGGAAGGATTTCGGTCACAGCAGCGCGCGGACGTGGGAAGAGGTCACGCAGGTCTGGCGCTGGGTCTACATGACGCGCGAGGCGCTTGTTGAGCGTTTTGGCGAGGACATGGGACGCAAGATCCCGCTCGACAGCGGCCCGGACAATCTTGACGGCCCCAACAAACAGCGCGAAGGCACACGCGCCAAGATCTGCGAGCTCTGGGACCGCGAGACGCAGAAGGTGTACTGGATACACAAGGGCATGGCGCAGTTCGTCGACGAGCGCGACGACCCGCTCCGGCTCGAAGGTTTCTATCCCTGCCCGCGGCCGCTCTACGCGACCACGACGTCCGACACGCTCGTGCCGGTGCCCGACTTTCTGCTCTACCAGGATCAGGCCAACGAGCTCGACATCCTGTCCGACCGCATCGACGGGCTGGTCAAGGCGCTGCGCATGCGCGGCGTCTATGATGCATCCCAGCCCGCTCTGCAGCGCCTCCTGACCGAGGGCGACAACAACGCGCTCATTCCGGTCGACAAGTGGATGGCGTTTGGCGAGAAGGGCGGCCTCAAGGGCTCCATCGATCTCCTGCCGCTCGACACCCTCGCCCAAGCCCTGCTTCAGTGCTACACGGCCCGCGAGCAGATCAAGGCGCAGATCTACGAGATCACCGGCATTTCGGACATCATTCGGGGCCAGACGGCGGCCAGTGAGACGGCGACCGCGCAGCAGATCAAGGGCCAGTATGCCGGCCTTCGCCTGCGGTCCATGCAGGAAGAGGTGGCGCTGTTTGCGTCGGAGCTCATCCGGCTCAAGGCGCAGATCATCTGCCAGCTGTTCCAGCCCCAGACCATCTTGCAGTACGCCGCCGCGCAGCAGATGTCGCCGGACGACCAGCAGCTGATCCCGCAGGCGCTGCAGCTTCTGGCCGACAAGCCGCTGCGGAACTTTCGCATCGAGGTTGCCAGCGACAGCCTTGTCCAGATTGACGAGCAGCAGAACAAGCAGGATCGGCTGGAGTTCGTGCAAGCCTATGGCGGGTTCCTCGAAAAGGCCCTGCCGATCGTCACGCAGGTGCCGCAGGCCGCGCCCATCGTCATCGAGCTGATGAAGTACGGCGTCGGCGCGTTCAAGCAGGCCGAGCCCATTGAGGGAACGCTAGATCGCATGTTGGAAGGCATCACCCAGCAGCAGCAAGCGCAGGCCGGGGCGCCGCCGCCGCCCGACCCAGAAATGATCAAGGCGCAGATGGCGCAGCAGGCCGAGGCCGCGCGCGTGCAGGCCGACACCGCCATCGCGCAGCAGAAGGCCCAGTTCGACGCCCAGATGATGCAGGCCAAGCTGCAGGCCGAGATGCAGATGGAGCAGATGAAAGCGCAGGCGCAAGCCGCCATCGAAGAGCAGCGGCAGCGTTTTGAGGCCGCTTTGAAGGCCGAAGAGCTAGCGCAGCGCGCCGAGCTCGAGCGGCACAAGGCGCAGCTCGACGCCGACACCCAGGTGCTGGTTGCGCGCATCAGCGCAGCGGGCGCCGATGTACCGGCCATCGATGCCGTGAGCGAGGTGACCAACCGCATGGCGACCGGCATGTCCGAAGACGTGCGCGCCATGATCCAGTCGATGGCCCAGGACAGCGCTGCGCGCGAACAGCAGCTGCTGGGATTGATGCAGGCGCTGATGCAGGCGATGGCGGCGCCCAAGCGCATAGTGCGCGGCCCAGACGGTCGGGCAATGGGCGTTGAAGTCGGCGCATGATCGGCATCTGGAACACAAGCCTATGGGACGGAGCGACGTGGGGCGCTGATCCCTACATCTACGTCGATGACACGCATGACGGCGAATATCGCGCGCGCAAGATGCGCGAGGAAAAGGAAGCCGCCGAGCAACGCCGACAGCGGGTTCTTGCGCTTTACGAGCGCATCGTTGAAGGCAAGGAGACGTTACCGGGCGCGGCCGAATACGCGGTCACGCGGGCGGTCGAGGCCGCAGGCGTCGAAAGCCGAGCTGACATCGTGAAGGCCCCGACCATCGACCTGAACCGCATTCTTGCTGGCCTTGAACGCGCCTCGGCAATCCAGCGCGAGATGCACATCGAGGCTGATGATGAGGAGGTGATGCTGTTGCTATGAGGACGCGATACGTCTGGCGCGCAGGCGAGATGGTGCAGATCGAAATCGCGCACCCCGGTGCCGAGCCAAAGATCCAGCTTGTTTCAGACATTGGCGGCTACAGGTCGATGGCAGACGGGTCATGGATCAGCGGTCGATCGCAGCACCGTGAGCATTTGAAGCGCCACAACTGTTTCGAGGTTGGCAATGAATTGCCCAAGCCTCGCCAGATCACAGCGACGAGCCGCGAGATGCGCATAAAGCGCCTGCGAGAACAGCTGTGGAACATGACCGACAAGCAGGCCGACAAGATCCTGGCCGAGCTACGGTCGCAGAACCGGAGATGACATGAGCGACATCCAGAAGGTCGACAGCGACAGCCGCAAGGAGCTGCTTGCTGAACAGTTTTCGCAGATCGAGGCTGAGGCGCCAGCGCCGGCGCCCGCTGCGGCACCCGAAGCCGCTGAGCCGGCCGCCGAAGGCCGTTCGCGCGATGCATCCGGCCGCTTTGCCAAGGCCGCGGCAAGCCCGGCCAAGTCCGCGCCCGCAGCGCCGGAAGCGCCGGAAGAGCCCGTTTGGCGCCGGCCTCCGCAGTCGTGGAAGAAGGAATATCACGACGCCTGGCTGAAGGCCGATCCGCGCCTGCAGGAATACGCCTATCAGCGCGAGGAGCAGATGCGCGCGGGCGTCGAGCCGCTGCGAAGCAAGGCCGAGTTCGCCGACGCCATGAACGAGGCCATCGCACCCTACATGGACACGATCCGGGGGCTGGGCATCGAGGCCCCGCAGGCCGTGCGGGCGCTCATGGAAGCCGACAACATCCTGCGCAATTCCTCGCCGCAGGACCGGCTCAATTATTTCTATTCCCTAGCGCGCAGCTATGGCATAGACTTGTCGGCGCAGGGTCAATCCGCCCCACAGGCACCGGTTGATCCCAACTTCGTCGCTCTTCAGAACGAACTCATCAAGATTCGGGGCGAAGTGACGGGCTGGAAGCAGGCGCAGGAAGAGGCGCAAAACGCCATCCTTCTTGACGAGGTGCACCAGTTCTCGACGAAAGCAGAGCATTTTGAAGCCGCGCGGCCGACGATGATCCAGCTCCTACAGAGCGGCGTCGCGACCACGCTGCAGGACGCATACGACAAAGCCCTGCGTCTTGATCCCGAGCTTTTTGCGGCGTCGCAGCAAGCCACACAAGCAGCGGCGATGGCCGATCGAAAGGCGACGGCAGACAGGGCGGCGAAAGCCGCCAGGGCAGCCGCTGTTTCGGTGCGCAGCTCCACACCCGGAGCGCCTGCGACCAATAAGACGGCGGATCGCCGTTCCCTCCTGGCCGAGCAGTTCGACGGGCTCTCGGAGCGGCTCTAACCAAACCCTCTGTAAGGAGTGCCAGACATGGCGTTCGCGAACAGTTCGATCAGCGATATCATCGCGACGAACATCCAGTCGCGTTCCGGCGAGCTCGCCGACAACGTGACCAACAACAACGCGCTGCTGCGTCGCCTCAAGGAACGCGGCAACGTCAAGACGTTCTCCGGCGGTAACGTCATCCTGCAGGAGATCATGTACAACGACACGTCGACCAACAACACGAACAGCTACTCGGGCTACGAGGTGCTGAACGTGTCGCAGAACTCGCCGATCAGCGCGGCGCAGTTCTCGATCACGCAGTATGCGTCGGCGGTGTCGATCTCGGGCCTGGAGATGATCCAGAACTCGGGCAAGGAGGCGATCATCGACCTCCTCGACGGTCGCATGGCGGTCGCGGAGGCGCAGCTCGCCAACCGCATCGGCGGCGACATCTACCTCGATGGCACCGGCAACTCGGGCAAGAACATCACCGGCCTCGCCGCTGCTGTTCCCGACAGCCCGTCCACCGGCACCTACGGCGGCATCAGCCGCGTGACGTGGTCGTTCTGGCGTTCGGTCGCCTACTCGGGCGTAACGAACGGCGGCGCGGCGGTGACGGCTTCTAACATCCAGCAGTACATGGATGCGGTTGCCGTGCAGCTGATCCGCGGCACCGACAAGCCGGACCTCATCGTGGCGGATAACAACTACTACCGCCTCTACCTGCAGTCCCTGCAGTCGATCCAGCGCATCTCGGACAGCGGTTCGAGCATGGCTGGCGCGGGCTTCGCCTCGCTCAAGTACTACGGCGCAGGCATGGCCTCCGATGTCGTCCTCGACGGCGGTATCGGCAACGCGGCGACGGCGAACCACATGTGGTTCCTGAACACCAAGTACCTGATGTTCCGGCCGCATGTGGACCGCAACTTCGTGCCGGTTGGCGGCGAGCGCCAGGCGGTCAACCAGGACGCCATCGTCAAGCTCATCGGCTGGGCGGGCAACCTCACCAGCAGCGGGCCGCAGTTCAGCGGCGTGCTGATCGCCTGAGAAGGAGGACCTAATCATGGCGTACTCGTTCACCGAAAACCGCGCCGGCATGCTCCAGATCGATCAGACCGATTCTGGCGTCACGATGGCGAACGGTTCGTCCGCGATCCCGACCCCGCCGCAGACGCTCGGCATGGTCGCTCGCGCGTTCGATCCGACCTATGGCGAGGGCGAGTTCATCCTCCTCCTCGGCGTTGCGTCGACCGAAGTCGGCTCGCTCGTCAGCTACAATGCGACGACCTACCAGACCGCGCTGGCCGCCAATACGGCGAACCTCGCTGGTCCGGTGGCCGTGGCGATGTCGGCCAACGGCGCTGGCACCTTCGGCTGGTATCAGATCGGCGGTCTGGCGGTCATGAAGAAGACCGCCGTGGCCGTCAACCCGCAGGTCGCCATCTACCAGTCCGCCACGGCGGGCCGGGTGATGCCGACGGCGGCGTCCGGCAAGCAGCTGCTCGGGGCTCGCTCCGCGAACCTCGCGACGGTTGCGTCCGGCACGTCGACGGTGATCGTTTCGATCAACCGTCCGCACAAGCAGGGTCAGGTTACCTGACCGACTGGGGCGGC